GGCTTTATGGCGGCTATGGATGACTTCTTAGGATCGGCTCGTGGAGCTTCCCCTGACAAAAAAGAAAGAACATTAGAGCAATACAGAAAAGAATTTGCAGACGCTACTGGAATTGACGTAAGCGGAAAAGTAGACAAGAGAGATGCCCTTATGGCGTTTGGTCTTGCTCTCATGCAGAACAAAGCTGGTAAAGGGTTAAATGTAGGTAAGATGCTTGAAAGCGTTGGTGAGGCTGGCGAAAAGGCGATGCCTGCACTTACAAAAGCAAAGGCGGAAGCAAAAAAAGCAGGATTGGCTGCTGGTAAATATGCCCTTGAGTCCAGAAATCTTGATCAGACTAAAGACGAAGCTAATGTGGAGAAAGGAAGGCAGCGTTCAGCTTTCTACATAGTTCCTAAAGGCAAAGGGGTAAGTGGTTTCCTTGCTAACATTGATCAAGGTCAATTAGAAAATCTAAACCCATTTGAACTTGATGCCCTTATGAGCAACGAATCTTTCCAAGAAAAGTTTGACGTTGTACCCGGCAGCACATGGTCTGGAATAGTTGAAGAAGCGATGAAAACGCCTGAAGCGGCAGCACTTTACTTAACCAAAAATCCGAACACAATTTCACTAATTCCCGGCGTTGAAAGTGATCTCTTTACAATCAAAACTTTTTCTGCGGACCCTAATGTTGCAGGCAGTGAAGGAAGATCAGCACGTTTAGATGGTGACGGGCAAGAACAATACAGAGCTTTAGCGGCGGCGGCACAAGACCTTGAAAGAGCAAAAGGAAAATTTATGGAGGGGTTCGGTTTAGCTGAAGGCACAAGTGCTTTTAGGTTTACTCTTGATAAAGTCGATTCTTTAGCAGGTGCATTTGGTATTAATGTAGATGGAATCGCAAATCCTACAGAAAAATTAAAGTTATTTTTAAATAAACTTAAAGCACAAAATGCCAAAGAAATTTTAGGAGAAGCTGGTAAAACAATTTCAGACGCGGACCGTTTGCTTGTTGAGTCAATTGTTGGTAATGTTTCTGTTCTATCAAACCCAGATGTTCTTGCCGAAAAAATGAGTCAACTTTACAATGACGTAATCCTCAAAAAAGAAAGACAAATATTTTCTGCGTTGCAGACTTTAGACAGATACTCTGGCAGAAAGATAGCATCTAGGCTAGGCGGCGGTGGGGAATTAAACGCAGAAGAGCAAGCAGAGCTAGATGCGGCCATAGCTGCAATAGGTGAACAAAATGGATGACCGCACCAAGTTAATATTGTTTAGGGGCATAAAGTCTGGAGCTTTTAATGATAGGCAGAAGCTAGAAGCTTTTAGGGCTGTTAAAGGAAATGTTGAAAACAATGATGTTGCTGATCTAATAGGTTCTCTTTCCTTTTCTACTTTAAAAAAAGGTAAAAGCTTAAAAGAGTTATCAGACGAGCGCCAAGGTCGTGACACAAGCAACTTTGATTACGCCACAGGTGCGGATGGGACTCTAAGGTCCCTGCTTTCATTTGCCGAAACTGATGGTGATCGTGAAGCTATACTAAAGAAAATGGTTGGTGAGGCTGGATTCGTTAGAGATGCAGGAGGCAACCTTGCGTTAACGCAAGAGGGGCAAAAATCTCGTGGTATGGAACCGATAGGCAAGAACCTTATTATAGACGAAACTGGCTTCAGTATGAGGGACATATCTGATTTGGCTGGCATAGTCCCAGAAACTGTTGGTGCTGTAGCTGGCGCGATTATAGGCGGTGGTCCCACTTTTGGACTTGGCGCTGTTGCGGGTGCTGGCATAGGTGCTGGTTTAGGTCAAGCTGCTGAAGAAGTTATTGAGGGATGGTTAGGTGTTCAGACTCAAAGCCTTGGTGAAGTAACGAAAGACGTTTTAAAGGAAGCGGCTATTGGCGCGGCTGGAGAGGCTGTTGCGGGAACTATCATAGCTATAGGCAGAGGCGTTGTTGGTGGTGGCAAGAAACTTGCGGGAAGAGCATCTGGAGCTATGGGAGAAGAGCCTATAGATGCAGCGGCAAGACTGCGCCTTGAGCGCGGAGATGACTTATTGGAAAGAGGTTACATACCATCTTTGGGTTCTTTGGGCGCTAATGAAAGACTGGCATACCTTCAAAAATTTGGTGAGAACGCTTCAAAAGATACAACCAGAATACAGGCTAACTTAGCCGCAGCATTGCGTGAAAGAGAGGCATTCTTATCTGGTATTTCTGGTGATGCTGTAGATACGTTAGGTTCTGAAGCTACAAAGATGGCTCCAATCCGCTTTAACCAATTAAACGCAGCCAAACAAAAAGCTGATAAGTTATATATATCCGCTTTGGATGATAGCATAAATTTAATGAGGAGAGCCGTAGATGGAGACTTTGAGTTAAACACTTCAACTCTTGGAGCAATTACTAAGGCATTTGATGGTTTTCAAAACTCTATGATAGATGGTTATGGCTCTGTTGACGATATTCTTGGTAAAATTAAAGGCAAGATAACCTTGTCAGACGGTACACAAGCTTCAAGAACAGGTGGTCAACTTAGAATTTTTGAAACCAAGAATTTAATGTCTAAGTTCAAAGAATACGAGGAAAACTTTGGAAGGGCATTGCTGGAAGGCCCAGTAGGCACTGCGTTTGATGCCTTGAAGGGATTCCAAAAAAATCAACAGGGCAAAGCCTCTTTCAAGAACTTGGTGAACCTAAGAAAGAACGTGAATGACGAACTTATGTTCGGGTCAAGCACTGCTGGAACAAAACAGTTAGACGAAATCAAGGGCGCATTAGACACCATGCTTAACGACGCAACTATTTTGGATGGCGTCACAGGTCTGAATAAGACAGATAAAGGTTTACTTGTAAGCGCCGCAAAACGCAGATTGACTCAACAAAATATGTATAAAGATGGCATCAAGAGATTTGAAGAGCTATCAAATATTGGCGTTATTAAATCCATCAATGGGTTAAAAGCTTATGGAGATACAAGCCCTAGAGAGATTTCTGACCAATTCTTTAAAAAAGTTATTCAGAACGATTCTCCTCAAAGATTGACTGCGGTATTGAAGGCTACTGACAACCCCGATGAGTTACTTTCCAATCTTAGCCGCAGCTTCCTTGACGATGCTTTGGAAACGGCTGGTAGGGACCCGATAAACCCTGAAAATTTTAACGGCAAAACATTCGCTAAAAAAATAAAAGACCTTAAAACCACTGGTAAAGTTTTATTTGGAAAAGATTGGAACAAGATTCAGAAACTTGCTAATAGCATTAATCAAGCAGATATTAGTGGAAAGTTGTCTATGGATGACATTGCTAGAGTTAGCGCTGCTGGAGGAGACAAAGGCATAGTTGAGTCTATGGAAGCTGTTGTTCAAGCTCAAAAGCAGATAGATATAGCTGGATCAACATCTGTAGTTAAAAATTTAGACCCCAGCAAGGTGTCTAAATACTCAAGCTATGATGATGTTGTCGCCGCGCTGACAAAGCCTAACCTGACTGAAAGCGAAACCATACAGATAATGAAGTTCTTTGATGGCAACGATCAACTAATCCAAAGTATGAAAAATGTTGTACTTCAAGATATAATGAAGGTCGTAGACGATACTGTTCTTGAAAGTGCGGAAAATGCAAACTCTTTGCGTAAAACTTTAAATCAATATAAACCAAAATCTTTAAGTAGAATATTGGGCGCAGATACATATAAGGCTTTAGATAGCTTTGCCGATGATTTAATTATGCTTGGAGATGCTGGAAAAGAAGGCTCAATCGCCGCTGGTGGTATATGGTCGCAGATGTTCAGCCATCCTTTAAATGTATTAGGAAAAATTGGTAAATTTAAAGTTATGGCTAGTATGTTTAGCAAGCCTAAAAATGTTAAAAAATACATTGAAATGAGAAAGGCTTCTGCAAATAACCCAGAGTCTCGTGGTAATGTAATGCTATCTATGATGAACCAAGCTGCGCTTGACGAGGGTATTGATGTCGGAGGTAAAGCAGCACTTGCAGGTCGAATTGCAAGTGGAGTAGGTTCCACAACGGGTCAAGTTAGTCGCGCAAGTCTTCAATCTCAGCCTCGTATAGTTCTTAACGAAGAAGGCCCGTTTCGTCAGAAAGGCCAAACAAGTGCTCCTAATGTTCAGCCTTTAGATTTAAACCTTTTTGACATTCCTGAAGTAAGACAACCGCAAGCTAGATACGCCCCGCTAAGTCCAATCGAAAGAATACAGCAAGAGGCAGTCAGAAAAATGTCTCTTAGAGATCGAGCAAGGCAAAGCCCTGCGGCGGCGGCTACTCTGTTAGGTGGTTTAGGTAGCGCTGATCTTCTTTAGTCTTCTAAGACAGAAGACAGTCCACCTAGACCAACTGTGCCATAGCTATTTGGAGCTTGACGCCTAGACTTGACACTAGCATTAATATGTTCGTATGTTTCGTCGATCATACGCGCAAGTTGTCGCCCAATAGCGCGATCTTCGCTTTCAGCAATGATAACAAGTTTATCATAAGCTTCAATAGAGACGCCTACGGATTTATACTTACCGGGGTTTGGCATGGAGGTTCCTTCCCATAAATGACTTTCCCTAATGTATATAATCCCAAGCGGCGTGGGTCAAGACCCAAATACGGAAACAAAAAAGTTATCATTCAGGGTATCAAGTTTGATTCTAAATGGGAAGGCGAACATTACCTTTACCTAAAGTCGCTTGAACGAGCTGGAACAATCAAAGACCTTGAGCTACAGGTGCGATTTAACTTGATGGTTAATGATCAGAAGATATGTGCCTACATCGCTGACTTCTGTTACAAGCGCGAAGATAAAGATGGCGTATGGCATGATATTGTTGACGATGCCAAGGGCGTTGAAACTCCTGAATTTAAGCTAAAAAAGAAGCTTATGAAAGCCTGTCTAGGCATTGATATTCTATTATCGAAAAAAAGTTCTTGACAGTATATCACACTGTATGCTTATAGTTGGGACTCTAGTAACAAGCAGAAAGGAAACGACATGAAAAGTCGCGAACTATTCGAACGTCGAGAGGAACTTAAATCAGTTATTAATCAACTGAAGGGTGAATTAAGTGACGTTGAAAATGAATTGTCATGCACATATTTATCTCGTGCAAGAGATGCTTTGCATGAAGAAGGTAAAGACTTTGGTACGGCTCACATCTTAGATGGCAACCGTAAAATCAAAGCAGTTTTATCTAAAAAGATTTCATGGGATCAAGATGGACTGCGTAGAGCTTTAGGCGAATTGTCTGAAGAAGATGCACGACACTATGGCAAGATGACCTTTGCCGTTGAAGAGCGCAAGTTTACAGCAGCGCCACCAACAATCAAGAGAATTCTTGAAAATTGCCGAACAACAGAAGTTGGTCGTTTCACAGTAGAATTGGATAAATAAAATGGCTTTACAAATTATTACAGCCGATCAACGTATGGCAGAGACTAAAGGCCATAAGATCGTAGTGTGTGGTCAAAGTGGTGTAGGTAAAACTACACTAGCTCGCACACTAAACCCAGACAGAACTTTGTTTATGGATTTAGAGGCTGGTGACGCGGCTATTGAAGGACATCCTATTGATGTAGTTAGACCTAGAACATGGGCAGAATGTCGTGACTTAGCTTGCTTCTTAGGTGGACCAAATCCATCACTAGCAGAAGACCAGCCGTATAGTGAGTCTCACTACAACTATGTCGAGTCTATGTATGGTGACGGATCACAAGATGTGTGGAACAAATATGACACACTTTTTGTTGACTCAATAACTGTAGCAGGGCGATTGTGCTTCCAATGGTGCTTACAGCAACCAGAAGTACGTTCTGATCGCTCTGGCAAGTTAGATACTCGTGCAGCTTATGGCTTACATGGTCGTGAAATGATGTCGTGGCTAACCCACATACAGCATATTCGATCAAAAAATGTAATATTCGTTGGTATACTTGACGAGATTACAGACGAATATGGAAGAAAACAGTATGCCCTTCAAATAGAAGGTAGCAAAACTGGTAGAGAATTGCCCGGAATTGTAGACGAAGTAATCACAATGTCAATCTTGACAGGTGATCATGGACAGTACCGAGCATTCGTGTGTCAACCTTTGAATGAATGGGGCTACCCAGCTAAAGATCGTTCTGGTAGACTTGATACACTTGAAGAACCACACTTAGGTAAGCTCATTGAGAAAATGAGCAGTGGTGGTCCAAAAACAGACAAAGAATTAACCTTTGTCGATCCTGCAACACAAATCTCTAGCGAAGGAGAAGCATAATGCTTAATCTAAATAACGTCCCACAAGACGAAAACCCACAAAATCAAGAATTTACATTAATTCCAAAAGGAACTGTAGTTCGTGCTGTAGTCTTAGTTCAGGCTGGTGACATTGAAGTCCCTGAGTTTGGTCAAGGCCAATGGTTTAAGAAATCAGCAAGTACGTCTGCAAAGTGGATGAACCTTGAATTTACTATTATTGGTGGTGATTTTGATCGTCGCAAGTTCTGGCACAGCATCTTTGTAGATGGTGATAAGCTAGGAGCAAGCGGTATGCCTCTTGCAAAAGAAATCGGTCTTCGTACATTGAAGTCAATCGTAGAAAGCGCACGAAGCATTTTACCTACTGACATGTCACCGCAAGCACAACAAAATCGTAATATCTCTGGCATGTTCGACTTGAACGCATTAGAGATTTGTGCGAAAATTGGTGTAAAGAAAGGCACTAATGGCTATCCAGATAGCAATCAGCTAATGGTGGCACTAACGCCTGAAAACAGCGAATTTTTTACCCAAGGGAATATACCGGCACAACAAACACAACCGGTTAATCAGACTGCACAACAAACGGCTCCACAGCCAACTGGTGCAGTTCCTGCATGGGCGCAAAGTTAATCTAGCGGCAAGGCCAATCTGCGCCTGCTAGAACACGGACAGGGGGGCCGTGAGCCGCTAACCCCCCAACTATTCTAGCAAATAGGTTTTATTATGATATTACGTCCTTACCAAGAGGTAGCCGTTTCTGACGCGTGTAACGCATTAGATAAGCACGGAAATACCCTTGTCGTTGCTCCTACAGGAGCTGGCAAAACAATTATGCTTTCAGCTCTAGTTGGTCAACGCCACAATAAGGGCAAAAGAATTCTAGTCATGCAACATCGTGACGAGCTTGTTAGGCAGAACAAGCAAAAGTTTGAGAAGGTTAATCCTTACATCACAACAAGCATTGTCAATGGTACAGTAAAGCATTGGGATGGCGAAGCTGTGTTCTCAATGGTTCAAACAATGTCGAGGAATAAAAACCTTAGAGATCGTCCTTTATTTGATATGATTGTTATTGACGAAGCACATCATGCGGCGGCTGACACTTATCGCAAGGTTATTGACGCGGTTCTTGAAGATAACGACAAAGCAGAGATCGTAGGATTTACAGCAACGCCAAATCGTGGCGATGGTAAAGCTTTGCGGTCTGTATTTAATAACTGCTCTCACCAAATTGAATTAGCTACTTTAATCCGTGAAGGCTTTTTAGTTCGTCCTAAATCATTCGTGATTGATCTTGGAGTAGGCGAACAACTTGAAAACGTTACTAAGCGTGGCAAAGAATATGACATGGAAGAGGTTGCGGCGATCATGGATCGTCAGGTTATTAATGATCGTATCGTACAAGAGTGGAAAGAGAAGGCAGGAGATCGCAAGACCGTTGTGTTTTGTTCTACAGTTTTACACGCTGAACACGTATGCGAAGCTTTCCTAAACGCTGGAATTAAGGCAAATTTCGTAATTGGAGAAACACCAAAAGACGAACGAGCCGCGATGCTGCACGATCTTGAGTTTGGTGACACGCAGGTAATTGTGAATGTTATGGTGCTGACAGAAGGATTTGATGCTCCGCCTGTGTCCTGTATCATTCTAACTAGACCATGCTCACAAAAAGGCACAATGGTGCAGATGATTGGGCGTGGTTTGCGCATTCTTGATCCTGAGTTATACCCAAATACGATTAAGACCGATTGCGTTGTCATGGACTTTGGCACATCTATACTTACTCATGGAGCTTTAGATGAAACTGCAAACCTAGATGGAAGACCCAAAGACCCGGACGCCGAAGCGCCAACAAAAAAATGTCCAGAATGTGATAGCGAAGTTCCTTTAAATATTCGCGTATGTCCAATCTGTGAATATGAGTTCCAAAATAAAATCAAAGAAGAATTAGATAGCTTCGTTATGACTGAGTATGACCTGATGCAGATGTCTCCGTTTATGTGGATTGATGCGTTTGGAAATGGAAACGCTATGATGGCTATGGGCTTCAGTGGGTTTACTTTGGTAGGTAATATCGGAGAATACTGGATAGCCATCGTCAAGGCTCAGAATGGGCGTCCTAGAGTGGTTTCTATCGGTGATAAAGTACAAGCTATGGCAGCAGGTGATGATTTTCTCCGTGAGATTGAAGATAGCAACGCGGCTAACAAAAGTAAGCGTTGGTTAAATCAAGCGGCTACTGACAAGCAAAAGGATCATTTGCGTAGAAACGGCGTACAAATTAGCGCGATTGATTTCTCTTGGACTAAGTATAAGGCAGGATGTTGTTTGAGCTACTATTGGAATAAACAAAAGATTGATAAGATAATTTTCGAAAGAATAAAGCTGATGGAGATACAAGATGAATAGAAGCGAAATACTAAACACAGCTAAATTATACGTCACAAAAGACCGCGCATCTGATCATGGTGATATGGAAAGCAATTTTACTATGATTGCAGAATTATGGTCAATTTACTTAGGTGTAATTGTAAAGCCACATGACGTAGGTGTTATGATGAACCTCCTAAAAGTGGCACGCATTAAGTCTAACCCTAAACACTCTGACAACTGGGTGGATGGTGCAGGTTATATGGCATGTGGTGGTGAATTAGCCACACGGGAGTTATGATGCCAAGATTCGAAATGTATCTTATGCTTGCGCAGAAAAAAGAAGGTAACATTGAAACTTCTGAGTATGAAATAGTGTGCTGGGTCGATGACTCAAGCAACTTAAAAGAAATCCAATCAGTGGCTAATGAAGTGATTAATGATCACATAGAACGCGCTGAAAACCTTTTGCTGTTCGGGACTGCAAGCGTAAGGGTAAAGGGCAATGAAGTCTTAACTATTGGTTTTAGAAACAGTGAAGCAGATTCCGAAGAAATAGACGAAGCTATAGATTTGTTCGGTTTGCATGAAGGGGAGACGATACATTGACAGCAGCAAGTAACGCGCCATCCGCGCAAAAGCCACTAAAAGAGTTGGCATTTATATTAAGTAAATTTGGTTGGAATAAAAGGTTTTGCGATCTTACAGAAGAAGAAGTTCACACACTAATATTTGCCATACAAGAATCAACACCGCTAGATAAGGAGATTAAAATTGGGACACTCGAAGAAACCTACTATAAGTCAACAGGCACTTGGCCTTCTACTTCAATCCCATTCTAATGAAAATCCTATCGCAAATAATATTAAAGAAGCTGTAGATAATGCTATTGTAGCTAATGAAAGCAAGCGAGAACGCCGTTCTTATATCGGTGCGTCAAGCATTGGTGATGAGTGTCAGCGCAAGATACAGTATAGATATTTAAATTATACGATTGATGAAGACAAAGCATTTACTGCAAGAACTTTGCGTATATTCCAGTTCGGTCACGAGATTGAAGATTACGCGTCTAAATGGATAAAAGATGCAGGGTTTGATCTGCGAACTGAGCAGTCAGATGGTAAGCAGTTTGGATTTTCTATAGCTGATGGCGAAATAAAAGGTCACATAGATGGTGTTGTATGTGATGGTCCAGTTGCAATGGGCTATCCTTCCTTATGGGAATGTAAGTCAGCAAACGACAATAAGTTTAAGGCTTTTGTTCGTCATGGCGTTGCTAAAGCAAACCCAGTATATGCTACACAACTTGCGCTTTATCAAACATATATGGAGCTTCACGAAAACCCAGCTTTGTTTACTGTGGTGAATAAAAACACTTCAGAAGTTTATTACGAACTTGTTCCATATGATAAAAAATTAGCTCAACAGGCAAGCGACAAGGCAGTGAACATATTGACTGCCGCGAAAGCAGGTGACATTCTGCCTCGTATTGCTCATAGCAAAGACTTTTTTCTTTGTAAGTTTTGTGAGTTTACAGAAACTTGCTGGGGAGCTAATCAATGAATATAATGAGTTTTGGCAAGTCACCAAGGGATGTGGCGGAACGTATTTCTAAGGAAGTACCTCGTAGTATACAGCTACAGACGCTTATAGATACATATCCACAAGGTGTTCAAAGGGGTAAAGAATTCTATATAGGATCACTGCGCGGCGAAGCTGGCAGGTCTATGGTTATTAATATAGATCAAAGTAGTCCGTGGTTTCTTACAGGTAAAGACTTTGAATCTGGTGATGGCATTGGTGGTATCTGTAAGGTTTTAAAAGAAGGTAGAGGCTATACTTTAAAAGAGTGCTTCGATCTATTTGAGGTCTATGTGCAGCCTGACTATGTAGCTCCACCTGATAACATTGTTAAGCCGAACAATCCGTCTAACTTTGCTGTTACAACTGCTCAAAGTGGATTCTCAAAACCCGAACAAAAGAAAAACATTAACCCAAGCACAGATTTTGAGGACGAATATAACTATACTGATGAGAATGGTGTAGTCATTGTGTCTGTAAGAAAATACTTTGAGCGTGACTTAACTGGAGAAATTATCCGGGATGATTTGGGTAAGCCTAAAAAGCAGTTCCGTCAATTCATGGAAGGTCGCCAAGGTATTCCAGAACCCAGACCATTATATAATATTCCGAACATTTTAGGTTCAGATAAAGTTATATGGGTGGAAGGCGAAAAGTGCGCAGATGCTTTGAATGCTATTGGATACAATGCAACATGCACCATAGGTGGTGCTGGTATGTTGTCAGAAAACACATCACACAAGTTTGATTTCTCTCCTATGAAGGGCAAGAATGTAATTCTATGGCCTGATAATGATGATGCTGGCAAGAAGCTTGCCGCACTTGTAGAAAAAAACGTTAAGCTTGCTGGTGCAAAAACAGTTATGATGCTTAAAATACCATCAACCAAGCCAGAGAAGTGGGACGCTGCTGATGCTATAGATGAAGAATTTAACATTACAAAGATGTTAAGGAAGAATGAGCGAAGCGTAAAGAAACCAATCAATCTGCTTGATGAAAGCCTTTTGATTAATGAATACTTTGTTGGCTCCGCTCCAACACAAAGCTTTTTAATCGGTGATACTATACCTCTTGGAGTTCCATGTGTATTTGCCGCCGCTGGTGATAGTGGTAAAGGCATGATGACGCTAGACTTAGCAATGAAAGTTGCATCTGGAACGTCTATGCAAAGTGCGTTTGGGGGTTTAGTTGCCCAACATGGCGATGTAATTCTAATTACTGCGGAAGATGATAAAGACGAGATGCACAGACGTATTGCGCGACTTGATCCTAAAAAATCTCGCGAAACATATAGCCACAAACTTCGCATATTGCCATTGCCAAACCTTGGTGGTGTGTTTCCAATCATGCAGAAGTTTGACAATACATATTTGATGGGTGATGAATTCTCTCGAATTTATGATCAGATGTTAGAGATGGAAACATTAAAGCTAATCGTAATTGACCCTATGGCCTCGTTTGTTCACGCAGATGTAAACGCTGATCCTGCGGCTGGAGCTGCATTTATGAGTTTACTTGCGCAGATGGCTACTGAAACTGGCGCTACTGTGATGGTCAACCACCACATGGCAAAGATTAAAGACAATGATCCTGTCAAAACACCAGAACAGGCTCGTAATCTTATTCGGGGTACTTCTGCTATCGTTGATGGCGTTCGGTCTGCTTTTGCAGTCTGGTCTGTAGATGAAAGCACAGGAAAACAACGCTGTCGTGATCTTGAAATAGAATATACACGTAATGGTGTGTTTGATGGAGCTGTCGTTAAATCAAACGGGCCAGCTAATCGTGACATACGACACTTTATTCGTAACCCGAACACTGGTCTGCTAGAGGATCGCTCTGTAGATATTAGATCGCTTGTCATGTCGCATTCAGTTCGTCAACGCATGATCCACATTGTTGATTTCGTTCGAATGAGAGAAAACGAAGGACGCGCCGTGACTCATGGTGGTGCGCATGATGGAATATATCGTTCTATTCAAGAGTCAAATTCTCAAGAGCCATGCGCAGTATACCTAAAAACTGCTGGATTAGAGACAACAATTAAAAATGCGGTGACAAAAGCTTGTGCAGATGGGCTAATGCGCAAGTATTCAATGACATCATCGGGGTCTGAGAGATGGCTGGGTACAATTGATGGCCCAATGTCACGCGGTGAATATGAACGAGATACAGTTTGAGATAATATCTAGCAAAGGAATTAAAACAATGAACCAGAATAAAATAGAGCGATACCAAGACATTTATCGGGAACTTTGGGAGGCGCAAGTCAAAAAAGATCGTAATGATAACCCAAGATTAAATACAATATCTCCTAATTATAAGAAACGAAAACCTTATATATCTATATTGAAATTAGATAAAACACCAATCCCATATCGTTATCGCGTGTTGTCAAAGCAAGCGGAAACAATCAACATGTTGTTGCTTCGGGGCTTCGGGGTTAAAGATATTTCTCCAATCATACATACGTCAGAGAAAGCTATTCGAATAATTAAAGATCGTTACAATTTGCCAAGAAAAAATTAACGATTAAATCCGCCATAACCTGAGAAATTGTTCGAGTTATTTCCGTACTGCTGCGGTTGATACGGGTTTGACATCGGGGCGAAACCACCTTGACCACCATAACCTTGATTCATTCCGTAGCCTCCAAATTGTTGTGGCTGCGGACTGGGCTGTTGATATGGACTTTGTTGGTATCCACCGCCTTGCATCCCGTATTGTTGATAAGGAGTTTGCTGCGGCTGCATACCATAACCTTGCTGCATGTATGGATTTTGTTGCTGCTGCTGACCATAACCTGAAAAATTGTTCGAGTTATTGTATGGCTGCTGCCCATAATTTTGCTGCGGACGGGGCTGCATACCACCATATCCACCATATCCACCATATCCACCATAATTTTGCTGCGGTCTTCCGTATCCACCCTGCATTCCACCCTGCATTCCTCCGTAAAAATTCTGCTGCGGGCGCTGCATACCGCCGTAACCCGAATAATTCATTGGCTGCGGGCGCTGCATCATCTGAGGAAACTGAGGTCTGCCGAATCCACCCATAATACCTTGCGGTCTTTGCGGAGGTCTTTGAGGAAATCCACCAAACATTCCCATGCCTGTAGGTCTTTGACCACCAATACCCATACCCATGTTCGGGTTACGATACTGCTCATTCGCTTGGTATGTTTGATTTGCACCATAGCTACCTATTAAATTTCTTTGAACTTGCGTTAATCCACCCATAAAATCATCAAAAGAAGATTGATCAAACTTAGGTTTAGAATTAAAATTAGGGTTTCTTGGATTGAGAATATTACCTCCCGAAGTCATCATTTCTGCGACTAGGCCAGTGGTTGGGTCTATTTCAGGTTGAAGTTGCGAAGCCATGGATGAAGGATCATAGTCATCAGAATTTTTACGTGCATCTCTAAATTGTTCAAAAGTTTGATTTTCTGTCGGTAAAACAACACGACCCATAAATCCGTTGGCTCTTTGATCTGCGGCTTCTTTCTTTAGTCTGTCATATTCGCTTCTTATCGGATCAGAAGCCCCAGATAAATTATTCATAGGGTCTATATTAAAACCACCTCTAGGAATAACGCCATCAGGTAAAAGACTAGGTTTTGGTCCTTTTCTTCTTGGATCGTTTACAAAAAAACCATCTGAAAGTTTACGATCATTTGGACCTTGCGACATACTTCCGTAACCATCATTTCCTAAACCAGTAAATTCTTTAAACTTATCTTCGAAGGCTTGACCAGCTTCCGACAATGGCATTGAGCCTGCCCGCGCATCAAAGAATGAATTGATTGTTGGGAGATTGTTATTAGGGTTGGGCCTCATCGATACATTCTCCGTATTTAATAAAACTCCCCTCGGTTGCATCCTTTGCATCTGCTGAGAACCCATAATTCCAGACGAAAAACTAGGCTGTGAAAACGGCATACGTCTTATAGAATTTGCGTAGGGTGAGGCTACCATGTATAATCTCCGAGTGAACTTGTTCGGGTTATACCATTTATTTAGCTTTCAATCAATAATTGATTGACTGAGTTTTTGTGTTGTTTATAAAAG